GTCAGCGCGGCAGCTCATTGCATCGGGATCAGGTTTGGAGGAAGTTAACACACAGTTGCAGTTCCTTGGCGACATAGCTGCAACCAGTGGCCAGCCCATTGATGAAATAGCTGCAATCTTTGCCAAGGTAAACGCAAAGGGCAAAGTAGAATTAGAGAACCTTAACCAACTAGCCGAGCGCGGTATTCCAATCTTCACCGCCTTAGCTGAGGCGACTGGTTTACCTGCTGATAAACTTGGCGCGGGGCGTGTAAGCGTTGATCAGTTTAATGAGGTACTGAAAAGCTTTAGCGAGGAAGGTGGATTTGCAGCGGGCGCAATGGAGCGGCTAAGTGAAACGGCATCGGGTAAGTTTAGCACGGCATTGGACAACCTGAAGTTAGCAGGTGCGGCGTTGGCTGAGGATCTTCTGCCTATCGTCAAGAAATTAATTGATCGATTTACTGAGTTTACTCAAAAGGTTCAGAAATTATCTCCTGAATCTAAAACTTTAGCCCTGAAAATACTAGCCATTGCCGCAGCCATTGGTCCTGTGTTGGTTATTGTGCCTTCATTAATTGCAGGAATCGAGGGCGTCGCTGGCGCATTCTCTTTTCTTAATAAAACAATGATGAAAAACCCTTTTGCTTTGGTTGCGACAGCCTTGGCGTTAGTTGTCACAGGCATTATCATGCTGAGTGGTGAAACGGTAAAAGCGGTGACGGCTATTGATCGGCTGACTGAAGCAAATAAAAACCTAACGTTAGAAGAAAAGAAGCGAAATATCGAGGCCTCAATTGAGCAGCAAAAAACACTAGTTGCACAATTGGAAGCTGAGAAGAACGCAAAGGATGCAATTGTAAAGCAAGGATATGGAGGCAAGGCAATCAAAGAACAGCGTGAAGCAAACGACGCATATAGTGAAGCCAATGCCGAGTTGAGCGAGATGATCGGGATGCTTGACGGCGTGAATGAGAAGCTAGAAACGAACGCGAACAAGAACAAAACAGGATCGGCAGCAGTCGAACAGTTCACGCTGGACATGGTTAAGGCTTCAAAGGTAGCGTTTGACCTAAAGCAGGAACTGGCCAAGCTTGGCACGCAAAGAAGTGAACTTTTTGAAGGCACAACCAAAGGCAAAGCCGCCGAGGTAGATTTGGAATTCGAGGAGATTGAGATGGCCGAGATGATGTTAGGCGATGAAGAAGATTGGGCCGCCGCTGGTGATCGCATTTTAGCCGCTCGCGATTTAGTGCAAAGGCAAGCGCAAGCCATGGGCCAAATGATAGCGGGCTTTGTAGATAACGCATTCAGAAAGTTGATTGACGGCACGGCTAGCTTTGAGGAGATAATGAAAACTATGATTAAGCAGATGGCCATTCAACTGGCTTCATTGATTGCACAATTTGCAGTGCTTTCGTTGCTTATGCCTTCGTCATTGGTGGGTGCAGGAGGTAAGGCGGTTGGCCTTGGTCAGTTTATTGGTGGCGGGTTTGGTATACCACAATTTGCAAGCGGTGGCATCGTAAGCGGGCCAGTGATCGCGCAGGTGGGTGAGTACTCAGGCGCATCACATAACCCTGAAGTTATCGCACCGCTGGACAAATTACAGAGCATGATGGGCGGCCAAGCCGTACAGGTTACGGGCAAGATCTCAGGCCGTGACATATTGCTAACGAGCGAACGCAATGCAATTGACCGTAACCGAGTAAGGGGATTCTAATGGCTGATCCAATAAGACTATATTCAGAGTTCACCGATGATCTTGGCACAGATTACAGGGTAAACATTCACGACGCTAATTTTACAGGCACGGCGGGCCAGTTTAAACTTGGCGCGGATGGCTTCGTACTAAGGTACACAGGCAACAACGAAGACCGAATGCAAGGCGTCATCGGTAGCGAAGTCACCTTTACCCTGACAGAGCAGACCAGTATTCACACGGATTTCATGAACCTGTTAAGCACATCAGCAGAGCAGCGTTTCAGCGTGAGCATTCGCAAAGAACCTGATGGCGTTGATACAATTTACTGGCGTGGTGTGCTATACCCCGAGCAGGTAATAAGGCCCTACGATTACCAGCCGATTCAAAACACACTAACCGCAGCCGACGACATTGGTAACCTGCAATACTTGAAGCACGACAGCACGGGAAACGTGGACGTTCCAACGCTGCTGCTGCAATGCTTAAACCGTACGCGTGCAACTCACCTTTGGGATACGGATGCATTCCTGTACTACGTCAATGACTTTCAAGCGGTAGACTATACAGGCACAAACCAGCTGGACGATACATTTATAGCCAACCTTACTTTAGGCAACCCTAATGATAACGGGATCAATCAATACTATTCAACCATTGAGATACTTCAGAGCATAACGAAGGTATTCAACGCGCGGTTGTTTCAGAGTCAAGGCGTGTGGTGGTTCTTGCCTTTAGGCGCTCAGAAGTTTGACGCTACAGAGTTAACGGTAGAGGGTAAGCAAAAGAACGGTACAGATTTAACGCAGCAGCTCTTTGCATCAGATCGACCATTTAACAGCACGCTTGTGCGAACCAATGGATACGAATACAGCAACCTTGTGCCGTTAAAAGAGGTGCGGCGCACGCGGCGTTACAACGGAAACTATCCGTTGATCTACGATAACCTTTACACCGAATCACAATTTGGCACGACGTTAGAGGATACCGATGTAGATTATTTACAGGGTACTACATTCCTTGTATCAGGTACTTTTAACTATGCATATGACGGCGACGGCGTGGCAACTGGTGACGAACGTTTGGCGCGTGTCTTACTTCGCTTCGTGGTTAAGGTGGGCACGCAGTACCTGCAACGGGATGCAAACTTTACAGGCACAGCGTTAGAGTTTGGTATCGGTGACCTTGACGAAGCGCCGTTACAATACACCTCCAATACATACGGATCAACTCAATGGACGGCAACGCCTGAGCATTACGAGGTAGTCAGTTACAACTTTGACCGCAAAGACGGCGGCGAAATCACCATGCCAATAGTGATTAATACGCCACCGCTGCCAAGTGATCAGAGCGGCATGGACGTCACGGTTACAATTGTGGGCATAGATGATGATGGTGCGTTTGATGGCAACTTAGTAAACACAGCAGCGGCAGATTTTCAGATCGTTGTGCTGCGTGCTGACTTGCTTGGTGACAATGCCTTAGGTGATGAGGTAACGTTCACCGCTACCAATAGCGACGACGCCCGCGGTGAGATAGATCAAGGCCTGTGCCTTTTCGGTGATGGTGAAACGCAAAACGCTGATGGCGTTATAAGGGTGATTATTGGCGTGAACGCCGTGGCAGTGACACAATGGAAGAGCTTAAACGCACCCACGTCAACGCTTGGAATCAACAGCCTTGGCGTGCAGGAGATACTCGCAGGGCAAAGAGTTGCCACACCGATACAGCGCGGCACGGTTTACGGCAGCGATTTACATATGTGGCAAGTGCTGGACGACACGGCTGGCGATTACGCGTTATTCCAATTTACATATACGGCGCGATCCGTCGAGACGCAGCTAGAAGCGTTCCTAATTACACGCGATGCGACAACGGTAACAACGGGATTCGAGGACGCTGTAAATGTGAACGATCCAATTTCACACAACCCAAGTTTAGGGCCAAGCGGTGCAACGGAGGCACTCAACCGCGCCCTGTTAATTGGAGAACCTCGGTACGGTTCACGCGTTCAACATCGCATTGCATCGGTCACCAATAGAGCGGGCACAACCTACAACGTGCGGCCAATTGACTACATGGTAATGAACACATGGGCGGGCGGTAACGGCACGGCTATCATGTACTTGCCAAGCGTCGCAGATAACGAAGGCCGCGCCATTCAGTTCCATAGTGATGCAACCATAAGCGCAAACACCAATATACTGTTAAGGGCAAACACAGCGGATACCGGCGTAACTATCGACGGCGCAGCTTCCTACGCATTCAATCGCAACTATGACGGCGTCACTATCTTGTGCCATAATTCGAATTGGTTTATTATACAGAAAAAAGAGAAGTAATGGAATGGCAATTTGTGGCAATAGTTTTGCCTGTGGTGGCGGGTTTAATTGGCGTATGGGTTAACCTAAACAGCACAGTGGCACGCCTAAAAAGCCGCGTGATCCAGTTGGAACTGGACAGCAACGAAATAAAAAGCGACATGAAAGAACTACTCGCCAGCGTCCACAAAATTGAGTTGATGCTTGCAAAGCTGCAAAAATGATTTGGGTTATCTTAGCCACCATCACCGTCAACGTTATTTTCAAGGCGCGGGAGTACGGCCGTGCCGATGTTGCTGATCTCATTATATTGGTTGCAGCCTTCGCACTGTTATGGAACTAAGATATTTTCGCTTCGAGGAATTTGATTGCAAGTGCAGGAAATGCCGCACCAATTCCGAGGGCCTTGGTATCGATATAATGGACATGGATTTTTTGATGATGCTGGACGACGCCCGCCACAAAGCTGGCGTAAGTTTTCGTATCAGCTCAGGCGTGAGATGCAGCTCACACAATCGGGCAAGCGGTGGGAAAAAGGACAGCGCCCACCTTGACGGCCTTGCCTGTGACATCGTATGCAGTGACAGCAGAACGCGCGGTTATATACTTGGCGCGTTATATGAGGCGGGCTTTAACCGCATAGGCATACACAAAGACTTTCTGCACGTGGACGATCACCCCGCAAAGGATGCGGATGTAGTTTGGCTTTATGAGTAAGGACATACGCCCACGGATCAACGCGCAGCAAAAGAAAGCGCTGGACTATCTCAGGACAAAGGAGCGGCGTATTTTGGTCATTGGTGATTTGCATTGCCCGTTTGAATTGGATGGATATTTTGAGTTTTGCCTTGACAGCTACGACCGCTTTGCCTGCAATCAGGTTATTTTCATAGGCGATTTAATTGACTCACACGCTACCAGCAGGCACGAAACAGATCCGAATGGACTGAGCGCAAAGACAGAGCTGGAGCAAGCTATTGCAGACCTTCAGAAATGGCGTGAAGCATTTCCAGTGGCTGATGTTATAGTAGGCAATCACGACCGTGTAGTTATGCGCAGGGCCTTCAGTTCTTCCATTCCTTCCATGTGGATTAAGTCATTCAACGAAGTGTTGGGCACGTCTTGGAATTGGTCCGAGCGCATGGAATATGATGACGTTCAGTTTGTGCATGGTGAAGGTGGCAGCGCACGCATGAAGGCAAAGAACGATTTACAAAGCACGGTGCAGGGCCATATACACACACAGGCATATGTTGAGTGGATGGTAGGCAACCGCACCAAGCTATTCAGTATGCAAGTAGGTTGCGGCCTCGACCGCGAAACGTACGCGGCGGCTTATGCC